AGAAGAAGATGCAATATGTTTTAATTATTTCAGAGGTGAAGAACTAGTTAATACTAAATTTAGATCACCAGATAAACATTTTAAACTGGTAAAAGATGCTGAAAAGATATTCTACAATTTTAATGCTTTATCTAACTACAAAGAGATAATAATTGTTGAAGGTGAGATTGATGCACTGTCTTTTTTTGAAGCAGGATTTGATAATGTTATTTCTGTTCCTAATGGATTTACTAAAAACAAAATAAACACTTCATATTTAGACAGTTGCATTGATTTATTTGATAATATTGATGAAGTGTATTTAGCATTTGATAATGATGAAGCAGGGCAAAACGGTGAAAAGGAATTTTTAAGAAGGTTAGGTGCTGAGAAATGTAAAAAAGTTGATTTAAAAGATTGTAAAGATGCAAATGAATACTTAATTAAATATGGATCACAAGCACTTAAAAAAACAATACATGAAGCAGATTACTACCCGATTGAAAATGTTTTAACTATAAATGATTTTAGGAGTGAACTAGAAAATTTTTATGAAAATGGAGTGCAAAAAGGGTTAACCATTGGACTAGATAATTTTGATGAAAACTTTAGTACATACACAAGTCAATACATAGTTTTTACAGGTGTTCCTTCCTCTGGAAAGTCTGATTTTTGTGATACTTTTTGTATAGGTTTAAATCTTAGATATGGCTTCAAAGTTGCATACGCTTCACCAGAAAATAAACCTGACTTTCTACATTCAGACAAACTAATTAGAAAAATATATGGTTCTAAAATACAGAACAAAGAACACTACGATTCAGATGATGTTCAGAATGTTGTTAACTATGTTTCTGATAATTTCTATCACCTGCATTTTAACCAATTTACATTAGAAGATGTACTAAAAAAAGGTGCTGAACTTGTAAAAAGAAAAGGGATAAAAGTATTAGTTATTGATCCATACAATAAGGTTAAATCTACGACTGCAAATAAATATAATATCAATGATTATACTAATGATTATCTTAATCAGATAGATGACTTTTGTAAAAAATATGATGTTCTTGTTTGCTTAGTTGCTCACCCGACAAAGATGGAAAAAGAAGATAATGGAAATTTTAAAAAGCCATCTATGTATAATATTAAAGGTGGTGGTGAATTTTATGATATGTCATATCATGGTTTACTTGTTCACCGGGATTATGTAGATAATAAAGTTGAAGTACAAGTGCTAAAAATTAAATTTAATCATCTAGGTAATAACATGAGTTCAACTCATTTTAAGTTCAACTTAGAAAATAATAGATATGAGCCTATTTACAATAATGGAACACCAAATGAAAAGTTTAGTTTTAGTAATAAAAACATGTTAACTAATATTGGTATTGAAGTATCGAATACTGATATAATTAATAATACAAATTTAAAGCCTAATGATGAATTTGAATTTGAAATAAATAATACAGATGAAGTACCATTTTAATATAAAACCATTAACAGTTAACAAAGCTTATGCTTCACATTGTAGAAGATATAAATCAAGTGAATACAAGAAGTATAAAAAAGTATTAAATAAATTATTTGATCCAAAATTTAAACTACCATCTGAAAAGATTTATATTAAAATACTATTTGGATTTAGTTCTTCTTTGTCTGATGTAGATAATCCAGTTAAGCCATTGATTGACACTCTACAAGAATACTATAATTTCAATGATAGGAATGTTTTTAAACTAGATTTAGAGAAAACAATAGTTAAAAAGGGTGATGAGTTTATTGATTTACAAATACTGCCTTATGAAGATAGAACAGATAATAACACTTTGTAATGATAATGGAATATTTATTTATCCAGTTCATTTACCTATTATTAAAAAATATAAAAAGAATGGTAAATGGTTTACTTCTGCAAGTCATAGAGATAAATATACTATTGAGATAAACAGAAAAGGAAATATAAAAAGAGATAGTAAACAAGATTATAAAGCAAATGAATTATCGGATCAGATAAAAAAATATTATAAATTTTTTGTAAAAAGAAAATAATTATATAAATTTGATTCATCAAACAGAAAGAAATGGAAAATTTAAGAATTGAAAACACAACGAAAGACATTAAACCTTCAAACGATTTTAACCAAGATTTTATTGATCTACTTGATAGAGTTATTGAAGGGCATAATAATCTAGTAAAAGAATTAGAAATAATTAAAAACAAATAGAAATGGAAGCAAGTTTAAGAATAGGTAAAATAGATATTGACTGTATTGAAGAACTAGATAAGTTTAAAAAATCACCTTCATGGAATTTAAATGTATGGAATTACAATAGAGAATATAATGGGCGTGATAATAAAAATTTAGCAATACAGTTAATTCATGCTAGTGATTTTCATAGTACAATACAATTTGATTTAACAATACAAGAAGCTTTATTATTATCAACTCAATTAAAATTAATAGCAGAATCTTTTTAAATTAATAATAAGGGGGCATAAAAACGTGTTAAGTAATCTTTTTAGCCATTCAAACGCCCCCGATGGCATTAAAAACAAAACCCAAAATTATGAAAAAAATAGTGTTAATATCATTGATTTTTATAACTCTTGCTTCATGCAAAAAGAAAGAGATAAAAGATTGTTATCAAATTTCTAATCCTATTAATTTAGAATATCAATCTGGTAAAAATAGACTTGACAGTTTAAGAAATTTAAATCTTATTTCAGAAGGTGGTTATAATTATGAGTTAAACCAACTACAAGAAAGAACTATTTTAACAGATGAATATTTAGAGTGTAATTAACGGTTTGGCTAACAAACGTGCGAAGCAATGTTTTGTTAGGTGTTGTTAGCGGTTCGGTTTGGGTTATTTAAAATATTAAAAATTAAGAATATGAATACTAACAGAAAAGAAGGATTTTATAAAGTAAAATTTAATGGGGAATGGAGAAAAGCAAGATGGGTTATATATCCTGATATAGATTCTTCATGGTGTTGCTGGTGGATAGAGGGAGAAAAGCCAAAACCTTGGGGTTGGTCGGATGATGATTTTGATGATATTGTAGAATCTTCGTGGTCTGATAACATTGACCGCTAACGGTTTGAGTATGGAGCGTTTTAATGCTCTATACTTAGTGTTATGTACTTTTAATATAAGGAAAATATGAAAGCAAAAGATTTAATAAAAGAATTAGAAAAACATCCCGAATGGGAAGTGACTGTAAGTGTAGATATTTCAAAAAATGAAGATGAAAACGATAGACGAGCATTTGGTGATGAAATACTAGAAGTTATAAACGAAAATAGTAGTAACCAATTTACAATATGCTTTGATGGTTATGATAACTATAATTGTACATAACGCTTGTGTATGCTCTGTATGGAGTGCAACGGAATATGGAGTATGACACGTTGTTATAAACTTAAAATTAAAAAAAATGATTACAGATAAGGAACTTGAAAAAATGGGTATTATACACGAAGGCAGTAAGTTGAAGCCTGATAGATACTGGTGTAACACAACCCAAACACAAATGAGAATAGACACTAAAATAGCTACTATTGAAAGTGTTATGACTATGATATTTGAAGAGGGTTACACACAAGGCATAAGTACAGGTAAAACACAAAGAAGCACTGAAATAAAAAGGCTTTTAAATAACGAAGACCTTTTTTAATTTATTGTTTATAACAAGCGTGTATGTGCAATTGCGCTTTTACCCTAAAATAAGCATGTATTGTGCCATTAATGAAAATCTATGTAAATATTAATATTATAAATTCTATCTATGGGTAAGAGTAAAAACTTATATTTACAACATCAACAAGAAACTTTTGATGAATTAGAATTTTTAAGTAACTTAGAAAATAAAACAATTAATAAGAAAATGAGTTTAATAAACATTAGTATCAACTTAGACAAGATACCAAAAGAAAAGATCATCAAAGGTGAAAAAGGGAAATACCTAAACATCTCAGTAATGGAAAAAAAAGATGGTGCTGATCAATACGGAAATACACACTACACCATTATCAGCCAGACAAAAGAAGAAAGGCAAAACAAAGTAGATAAGATTTATCTAGGTAATGGAAAAGTATTTAACTTCGATAATAACAATAATAATAATCTAGGTGGGAATGATTTTAAAAGTGATGAAGAAGATGATGATCTACCATTTTAAATGATTGATAAAAAACTACACCAACAACTAAAAGAATATACTGATAAGCAAAAAAAATGCTACGGAATAACATCTGATGATTTAATTGCTGACCTTTATATTTACACCCACGAAAAACCTGAAAAAATACCTTCTCCAAATGACGAGAGGGTATTCTTTTTTAAAGCATGGCTTAGAAATCAAGCCAACTGGATTTGCTTAAATAAAACATCTAAATACTATATCAAAGGAAATGACTCCGAAGGATTAGAAGATGTTATTAATGAAGATTTAGAGCTACAAATAAAACAAAGTATAGTAACACATCAAGAAGTTAAAGAAACTGTTTTAAATGGTAAGTACAATACTATTTATAGATTATTCTATGAAGAAAATAACACACAAAAAGAAGTTGCACAAATAATGAATATAAATATCTCAATTATTAATGAAGCAATAAAAAAAATAAATTATCTTGTTTCTAATTACATTAATAAAGGGGAGTATCAAATTAAATTAGATTTATGGTAAGTTTAATAATAATTACATCATGCGCATTAACAATATACTTCAATTCAATCTATCACGAAAAATTAACAAGTTACTTCAATCAGAAAGTTTTTACTTGTCTATTATGCTTGTCAACTTGGGTGTCCTTAGCAGTATTTTTATATTCTTATGGAATAACCTTTAAAACAATGTATTTTGTGATAGTTCCAATACTATCTGTAATATTAGATAATAAAATAAATGAGATTTAAGAAGCAATATTGTACTAAACCAGTTGCACGTTGGTTTAGAATATATAAAGAAGCAGGATCACCAAAAAGATTAATAGGTGATTTATTAGATGAACTATTTGCAGTTCACAATAGTATATTTTTAGTACAAGAAAAGAATAAAAGTTGCCCCACTTGCGTAAATAGGGTTTTTAAAGATTTAAAACAAATTTATAAAGCAGAATATGAGTAAAGAACAAATAGAAGATAATGTTAATATTGATGGTTCTAAACCTTTGAAGAATAAAAAACATGAACTATTTGTAAAGGCTTTGTTTAAACACAAATTTAATCAAACAGAAGCTTATGCTGAAGTTTATGAAGTTGATTTAAATGATGTAAAAGAATATTCTAATGCAAGACATAGTGCATCAAGACTGACAACAAATGTTAACATTACGGCACGTGTAAAGTACTTTCTGGAAGAAATAGGACTAAATGATAACGTAGTTGAAAAGGAACTCTTAAACGCGATCTATCAAGATGAAGATAGAAATGCAAAAGTAAAAGCAATAGATATTTATTTCAAGTACAGAAAAAAATATGATGATGCAATTAAGGTTGAAGTAACAAATTATAAAGCAGATTTTGGCTAAAATAGAATTATACACACCACACCCAAAACAAAAGGAAATACATAAGGCTATCAATGAAAATGATAGCTTTTATTATTTGTTAAATATTGGTAGGCAATTTGGAAAGACAATACTATTAGAAAACCAAGCATTATACTGGGCGGTTAATTTTAACGGTGTTTCTATTGGTTGGGTTTCTCCAATATACAAACAAGCATTAAAATCTTTTACAAGCATTTTAAAAGCCATTAGAGATATACCAGTTTACAAAAGGGCAAATGAATCAAAACTAGAAATAGAATTTACTAATGGTTCATCAATCAAATTTATGAGTGGTGAAAGTGATGATAATTTGAGGGGTAATACATTTGATTATTTAATTTGTGATGAATTTGCATTTATTAAAAAAGATACGTGGCAATATGTTTTGAGGGCCACAATATTAGTTAAGGGCCGAAAGTGTTTACTAGCATCAACACCAAAGGGTAAAAATCACTTCTTTGATCTTTGCAACCTCGCAAAAGAGAATCCACGTTATCAATACTTCAAAGGAACATCATTCGATAATCCATTTACTAATTATGAAGAATTAGAAGATATTAAAAACACTTTGCCAGATGAAGTCTGGAATCAAGAATATCTTGCAGAGTTTATAGATAGTGCCACCGTATTTAAAAATATTAGAGATTGTATTTATGAAACAAATGAACAAACAGAACAAACTTATATTGGTATTGATATTGGTTTTATAAACGATTATACAGTACTTACTGCATTGAATGATAGAAAGGAATTGATAGGCCTAGAAAGGTTTAATAGAGTTGATGCAAAAGAGTTGAAAGAAAGAATAAAGACTTTCATAATGAAGTATAATAATCCTATTGCATATATCGAATTAAATAATCAAGGTAAACCTATTTATGATGATTTACTTTACATGGACCTATCAACCTACTTACAAGGGTTTAAAACAACTCATAATTCAAAGTCTGATATTATCAACTTATTAATTAAAGCATTTAATGAAAGACTAATTAAAATCAAAGATGATCCAGTTTTAATATCCGAACTTGAAGCATTTATTTTTAAGGTTACATCAACTGGTGTATTAAGGTTTGAAGCTTCATCTGGTTTTCATGATGATACAGTGATGTCATTGGCTATTGCAAATAAATGCCATGAAGAAAATAGTGCAGGTGATGACTTTGTTTATTCGGTAGGATAAAATATTTTTTTAAATTCTTTTTATTTTTTTGTTGTTTATAAAATTGTTTATATATTTACGTCAGTTAAGACAAAAACGGATATTAAAATTTAAGAAAATGGAAAAGATGACAGGAAAAGAAGTTTATAAATTAGCATCAGAATTAACTGGTAAAGAAGTAAATAATCTTGTTAATAATTGGATGGTAGACTGTTCTAAATCTTATGAATTATACAAAAGCTTAGTTGATTTAGGTGACAGCAGAGAGTTAGCGTGTGCTAGTGTTATACAAGATAAATTCAACAACCCTTTTAAATATGATGGCACATGGGGGTTAACATATGAAAACGCCTACTATAAATAAAAAAGGGGGGGTGTAAAAACCCCTTTAATAATTAAAATTTAAGAAAATGAATAAGAAAGTTAAAGAATTAGATAGGTCAGCAAAGTATTTTTATTTGTGGTTAAAAAGTGAGGGTTACGAAGTAGATAAACCATTCCCCTTAGAAAGTGAGTTTACAAGATATATTTCTATTGATGGTTTTAAAATGGAAAATGGAGAGCCAAAAATGATAGTTGGTGTTTTCTCTTTATGGAGAATGGAAGATAATCCAAGTGTTGATATTTTTGGTAAACACATAGATAATCAGCATGATCTAAGTATAGAAGAATTTTATAACTATATTGACAAGCAATAAAAATGGAAAAGAAAGATCCTTCAAAAGCAATAATTATTTCAGGTGTAAATACTGGATGTAAAATACCAATCTTTGGTGTATTCGGTGAATATTACGAAACTAGAGATGGTTATTTTATTAAAAAAGATAGATGTAAAGTTGTAGAATATTGGGGAGAAAAAAAATAAAGAAATGGAAAAGGTAATTGAAAAAATTGATAACGTAGTACTAGCATTAAACGATTTAAAAACTATATTAAACAATCATAACAAAAAGAAGTTTGATATTGATTATATCATTGATAGATCATGTATATTCTTTGCAATAGAAAAAGAACTTTTATTAAGTCATGATAGGAAGAAAAATGTATCTGATTGCAGAAGTTACATAGTTTACTATTGCAGGTTAAACACTAACTATTCTTATATGCAGATTGCAGATGCTTTAAACAGAGATCATTCCAACATGATACACCATTACAATAAAATGGATGGATTGATTCAGTGGAGTGCTGAAGATAAGATAAAATACAAGCAATATGTATCTTTTGTTGAATTAGGGTTTAATAAAGAATTTTAATGAAGATTATAAAAATAAAAGAAGAACAAATTAAAAGAGCAAAGAAGCTATACCCATTCAATGAATTAAAAGGATCTATAACAAAAGGAAGAAGTAATATTTATGGTGCTTTAGGTGAAATTATCATCTATGATTTAAGTAAAAAAAAAGGTTTTAATGTAAACTTCAAATCTAATTATGACTATGATTTAATAATAGAGGGTTATAAAGTAGATGTTAAAACAAAAAGAACAACTGTAATACCAAAACCTGAATACTTATGTAGTATATCTTCTTTTAATACAAAGCAAAAATGCGATATTTATTTTTTTTTAAGAATTAATGAAAATTTAAATTATTGCTATCTATTAGGTTATAAAAGAAAAAAGGATTTTTTTAATGAAGCTATATTCAATAAAAAGGGTAGTTTAGATGTTAATGGTTGGATTTTTAAAGATGATTGTTACAATTTAAAAATTCAAATGTTAAAAGAATTCAATTATTAATAAAGAAATAAATTTGTTATAATTGTATAGAAATTTAAAACAGAAAGAAATGACAAGAATCAATGTTGCAGTTAAACCTGCTGAACTAAACAATAAAATGTTAATTGCAGAACATAGAGAGATTAAGAGAATACCTAACTGCATCCGTAAAGGTAGATATTCATTAAAAGATCAACCGACTACATTTAAACTAGGTACTGGACATGTTAAATTCTTTTATGATAAATGTGGTTATTTATACAATAGATATCAAGAGTTATACAAAGAATGTATTTTAAGGGGTTTTAACGTACAAAACTATTCAGATGCTTGGGATAACATACCAAATGAATTAATGAATGATTACAAGCCATCAAAACAAGATAGAGAATTAATCTTAGAACGTATTAAAAGCAAATTATGAGAAAAGTAACAATACCTTATAAAGAGTATCAAGATTTAATATCACAAAACAAAGTTGAAGAAATAGAAGCCTTAAACTTTGCTTATGAAATGTTAAAAGAAGATTTGAATGATGAAATACTTTTGAATCAAGAAACTTACAAAAGAAATAGATTTCTTACAATGGCTTTAGCAGTTACAAGTGTTTCAATTCTTTTTTTATTAGGTATATTAGCAATTATTATAAACAATTAAATTATGAATCCAAAAGAAGTAAAGAAGAAAGTTCTATTATGGGCGAATGAAAGAAGATTATTAGATGAAGAAGGATCTAAAAAGCAACTTATTAAACTGTTTGAAGAATCAGGTGAATTAGCAAATGCAGAACTAAGAGATAACAAAGAAGATATCAAAGATGCTTTAGGTGATATGATGGTTGTAATGACTATTTTAGCGCACCAAAAAAGATTAGATTTATTTGAGTGTTATGAATCAGCCTATAATGTTATTAAAGATAGAGAAGGCAAAACAATTAATGGAGTTTTTATAAAAGATTAAGAAATGAAAACACCTTATTTAGATGACCTAGTTAGGTTTCATGGATGCGACTACTCTAATCATGAGTTAGAGCAAGTTAAACAAGCTTTAGAGCCTAAGGTTAGTAAGGAAGAGTATTACCATTTAATTGGAAGATGTGATTCTGGTTTAATAAGTGAAGATGAACTAGCAGAAAAACTTTTTATAAAATTTAAAGAACCCGAAGTAGAGTTAGTAGAGGGGGAATGGTATTTTGTTAAATTCCAAGAGGGAAAAAATTGTAATTGGCAGTACCTTAAATACAAAGACACATCGTATTGGAAAGGCGCAGAAATAAGAGAAAAAAACAATCCACCAACATAATAAGATTAAAACTATGATAGGAGTATGAAAACTACTTATCCAGTTTAAGCTTAGATTAATTTCTAAGCTTTTTTTGTTTTTAAAACATTATATAAAATGTTTAGAATGAAGAAAATAACCATTGAGAAATTTATTCAACTTCGAGAAATAAAAGAAACTGAAGATGAAATAAAGAATGTTGTTAAGATGCTTAGTATTATTTATGATAAGCCTGAATCCTATTTTATGAAACTTAAATACGGTAAGCTTAATAAATATACAAAACCACTTGAAAAACTTGATATAGACAAAGTAAAGGCATCAAACAGAAAATGGTTTATTCATAATGGGTGTATATATGATAGAAAAGATTATCAAGATTTAACAAATAATGAAATG